CGTGATTTGGCAGCCACATTTGGTGTGCCATTCTTCTACAACACCACAACTGGTACACCAATCAATGGTTACGAACTCAACGAGTATGGCTTGCTAGCCGCTTACTCTGCTTTGGGTGTTACCAACCGTGCGTATGTACAACGTGTTGATGTTGATCTAACTGAACTCACTGCAAGTTTGACCCGCCCAACTGGCGCTCCTGCCAATGGTGACTATTGGTTGGATACCACTGTCAGTACCTGGGGAATTTTTGAATGGGATCAAACCACTGCTACATTTACCAATGTAGTACCGCTGGAAATTACTGATGCTACTGACTGTGTGAGTGGCGACGGTACTGTTGCAGGCAATACTCCCAAGGCTTCTATTGGATCCATTGGTGATTATGCAATAGTAGCAGTGGGCAAAATCATATTTGGCTATTACAAAAAATCTGATAATACCTGGAATCAGATTGGTAGCAATGCATGGAAAACTTCATGGCCCACTGTTACAGGATCTGCGGCTCCTACGACTTTGACAGCAGGCAACAATATCTACATCAATGACACTTTGATCACGGTGACCACAGCCACAGTAGCAGGATTGGCTGCCAACATCAACGCCGCTAGTATAACAGGCGTTACTGCCACTGCCACAAGCAATGTGTTGCGTATCTATGCAGATAGCACTGCAGCCAATGATGGATCAACTCTGAGCAATAATGGCGTTGTCACAATTGACGCAGGCACAGTAGGTGGCTCAGCTTTGCTTACAGCACTAGGCATCTCAGCAGGTGAGTATGCTGCCCCTGATTATGATCCAGCTTACAGTTATGAACAACCACGCTGGAGAACCACAGATACTGACGGCGGCCGTCCAACAGGTTCTGTATGGCAGAATCTTTCCACAGCCAACAACGGTTTGAACCTGAGCTTCAAATCATACAGTGCCACCTTGGGCACGTTTGTGGCACAAACAGTGCCTGCCTTCACTGGCGACACAACTGCAATTTATAATCTTGACCCCACCGGTGGCGGCAAGAATATTCCTGTAGGTACTAGTTATGTGCTGTTTAACAGTTTTTTCTATTCAACTACTCCACTGACAACATTTGCATTTGAAATTTTAAATCGTTATGCAACTGGTGCTACAGAAGTAACAGGAACAACAACTCCTGCATCATTCACAGTAGGTAATAGTTTTAATATATCTGGAACTGCTGCTGGACAAGCTACCAACAACCAGGGAACCGCCACAATTGGTGGCACCGGCAGTGTGGCAGATTTTATTGCAGCAGTGTCAGCAGCCAATATTCCTTATGTGTCAGCTAGTGTAAACACCGCAGGCAACATTGTGTTCACACACAGTCAAGGTGGTACAATATTTGTGACAAACGTATCAGGTACTCCTATCACTGCTGCAGGCTTTAGTACATCTACGGACAAAGTACGTCAGAGTCCATCAATAGCAGGGTCTCTGATATTGAGTAATTTTGTAACTGACCCACTGTTTACCTACAGTGCTAGCCCAACAGCACCAGATCAAGATCCTGTAGATGGAAGACTGTGGTATTACAGTGCAGTTGACGAAGTAGACATCATGATCCAGGACAACGGCGCCTGGGAAGGATACCAATTGGTGTCTAACGATGTTCGCGGAAATGATTTGACCTTGTGTAATGCTACTGGTCCTATCATCTCGGCCACAGCACCTACCACACAAACAGACGCAGCCGAAAGTGATTTGGCCTACGGCGACTTGTGGGTAGACACATCAGACTTGGAAAACTATCCCAAACTATATCGTTGGGAAAGTGTAAGTGGACTTGATCAATGGGTGGAAATTGACACTTCAGACCAAGTTACACAAAATGGTATCCTGTTTGCTGATGCACGATGGGCACCCAATGGCACTACAGACCCTGTGGCAGATCCAGTCCCAAGCATTCAAGATCTACTGGAAAGTGATTATCTTGATCCAGATGCTCCTAACCCAGCACTGTATCCACAAGGCATGTTGTTGTTTAACACACGCCGTTCGGGTTACAATGTCAAGAGCTTCCAGAGCAGTTACTTCACCACCACTGCTACTGACTATGCAATTGATGCATGGTCAGCCAGTACAATTTATGGTGAAAATGAATTTGTAAGCTACAACAATGGTATCTATGTGTGTATTTTGGCTCCTACTGCCAATCAAAATCCTAGCAATGGTACATACTGGGCATTGATCAATCTCAATACCTGGCTCAGCACCAGTGGCAACAGAGACAATGGCGCCATGTGGTCAGGTCGCTTGGCACAACGTCAGTTGATTATTCAAGCACTCAAGAGTGGTATTGACACCAGTGTCACAGCACGTGAAGAACAAACACAGTTCAACATCATTGCCACACCTGCTTATCCAGAGTTGACACCAAACATGATTGCACTCAGCAACGAGCGCAACAACACATTGTTTGTGGTAGGCGATACACCAATGCGTCTAGGACCTGATGGCAACAGCTTGGTGGCATTTGCCACCGACAACAACGGCCTGGGACAACCCAACGGTGACGGTAATTCAGCAACCAGCAACTATTGCGGTGTGTTTTACCCAAGTTGCCAGACCACTGACCTTGGTGGCAACACAGTTGTACAACCTCCAAGCCACATGATGGTACGCACAATCTTGCGCAGTGATGCTGCAAGTTACCCATGGTTGGCACCAGCAGGCACACGTCGTGGTGTAATTGACAATGCAGCATCAATTGGTTATATTGACGCCGCAACAGGTGAGTTTAACCAAATTGGCGTGAGTCAAAGTGTACGTGATATCTTGTATGAGCGCAACATCAATCCAATTACGTTTATTCCAGGAATTGGTATTACCAACTTTGGTAACAAGACTTCGACCGCAACTACCACGGCCTTGGATCGTATCAACGTTGCACGATTGATTGCATTCTTGCGTGGACGACTAGAAGAAATTGGCAAACTGTACTTGTTTGAACCCAATGATACAATCACACGCAATGAAATCACCAACACTTGCAACAGTTTGATGATTGACTTGATTGCTAAACGTGCGATCTATGACTACTTGGTGGTTTGCGACTTGAGCAACAATACACCAGCACGTATTGATCGTAACGAACTGTGGGTTGATATTGCCATAGAACCAGTAAAAGCGGTGGAATTTATCTATATTCCGTTGCGTATCAAGAACACTGGTGAGATCGCCGGAGGCGCTGGAGGTTAAAAAGGTGGCGGTTTCGACCGCCTCCTTTCCAGGTAAATAAACATATAGGAGATAACAAATGGCAGTTTCATCATTACAGCGCATGACAGTACCACTAGCTAGCGATCAAAGCTCTAGCGTACAAGGTTTGTTGATGCCAAAACTCAAATATCGCTTTAGAGTGATGTTTGAAAACTTTGGCCTTTCAAAGCCAACAACAGAATTAACCAAGCAGGTAGTGAGCGTGGCTCGTCCTAACTTGACATTCGAAGAAATCACATTGCCAATCTACAACTCAACATTGAAACTGGCCGGCCGCCACTCTTGGGCAGACGTTGCTTGCTCAGTGCGTGACGATGCCAGTGGCAGCGTAAGCAAGTTGATTGGTGAGCAATTGCAGAAGCAAATGGACTTCTTGGAAATGGCATCTGCCGCTTCTGGTATTGATTACAAATTCTTGACCAAGATTGAAATCCTAGACGGTGGCAACGGTGCTGCAACTCCAGTGGTTCTCGAAACGTGGGAATTGTATGGCTGTTACTTAAAAGGTGCAGACTACGGCGAATTAAACTACGGCACCAACGAAGGTGTCACAGTTAACATGACCATTGCTTATGATAATGCTAACCAGACACCTAACGGTACTGGTGTTGGTACAGCAATTGGTAGAACAGTTGGTGATGTGGTAACTGGTGCTGGTCAAGGCGCTTAACCCTTAGTGGGCTAATATGCCAACATTCGGCCAACAATTTTTACAAGGTTTTACTGGCACCAGCAGCTTGCGTGATTACACTCACGCAAGCAAAGCCTTCACAACCAATTCATTTGAACTCAAGCCACGCTACAAGTTCCTGTTTCATGTGAGCTTCACGCTCAACTCAGACATTCCAGCAATCTCCAAAGTCATTGGCACACAAGAAGCACAAAATCTCAGTGTGGTGGTCAAAACAGTAGACCTACCCAAGTATAGTATTGCAACAGAAACTCTCAATCAGTACAACCGCAAGCGTGTGGTACAGACCAAGATCAATTATGAACCAGTCACACTGACATTTCATGATGATTCAGGCGACAATGTGCGCAACATGTGGTACAACTACTACAGTTATTACTACAAAGATCCCAGCCAAAATTATCTAGCACCCAACAGTACCAATGGTAGTCTTGGTCAGTCGGGCAACAAAGCATCAGGGTTTGGTTACAATGCTCGAGACATTTACGAAAACCAACGACTGGGCAATGTCAACGACTGGGGTTTTATTGGCGAAGCATTCAACGATGGTGGAAGTGCCGCATCAGGCAAGCCGCCATTCTTTCGTGACATACGTATCTACGGCATGGATCAACACAAGTTTGCTGAATATGTGTTGATTAACCCAGTGATCACAGCTTTCAACCATGATCAATATTCTTATGCAGAAGGTGCTGGCACCATGCAAAACACCATGACCATTGCATACGAAACAGTGAAATACTATTCTGGTGCAATTGGTAATCAGCGTCCTGACACCAATGTTCAAGGCTTTGCGGATCCTGCACACTACGACACCACTACCAGTCCCATTGCAAGACCTGGGTCAAGAGCCACAGTGTTTGGACAAGGCGGCTTGTTGGATGCAGGCGGCGGCATCTTGGAAGATTTGCAAAGTGGCGGCCTATTGGGTGCCATCGGCGCTGTACAAAAAGCTGGCACAGCCTACAACACATTCAAAGGCAAAAACATTGCCAGTATTGCCAAGAGCGAAGCAGTCACACAAGGTGTCAAAAGTATTCAGGGTGCTATCCCAGGCGCCATACGCAGTATTCCTGGTCGTTCCAGTGGCATGTACTTTCCCAGCCCACAGAGTCCCAGTAACAACACTACAGGTAGATAATCATGTCCACTATTAATGATACCAACTACCGAATCGACCAAACGGTAAGAGTTTTTGATACGTTTTACGACTATGATGTTGACATTCCTGTGGGCGAATACGATGTGGTCAACAGTTATTTTCGATCAATAATGACCACCAAGCAAGCCGCAGATAACTTTACTGTGAGCTTGTTCAAAGTAGCCGAAGATACCAAAATTCCAGCCCTGACACTGTTACAGACTTTTCAAACCAGTGGCGGCGGAGTTGGCAATTCATTGAGTATAAACTTGAACATGGCCTACTATCTCAACAGCATTCGCAACAGGGCCACTTTGCTAGGTGTGGGCGTGGCTGTGATACCAAACTACTATGCAGCTAGAAACGTGGTGCAGTAATGGCTCGTTGGGCACAGGGATATTATGACATTCTGAACCCTGCCAAGTATGTAGGCTCAGGCAAGCCGAGATACAGATCTGGTTGGGAACTCAGCTTCATGCGCTTTTGTGATTCAAATGATGCTGTGCTGCAATGGGCCAGCGAAGCAGTACAAATACCCTACAGACATCCACTTACAGGCAAGCAAACTGTGTATGTGCCAGACTTTTTGATCACTTATCGCACTCGCAACAATACCATGCGAGCTGAACTGATCGAAATCAAACCCAAAAAACAAAGTGTAATTGAGTCAAAAATGAACAGCCGTGATCGAGCTGTGGTAGCCATTAACTATGCCAAGTGGCAGGCTGCAACCAAATGGTGTCAACGCCAAGGACTCACATTCAGAGTGGTCACAGAACAGGACATGTTTCACAACGGTCGAGCCTAGCCCCATAAATATGGCATGACAAGAAAACTTGAAGAACAGTTTGATCTCCCGCCTACTGAGGAAGAAGTAGACCTTGCTCTGCCCGATCTTCCCACCAATAGACAAACCCTACAAGCATTAAATGATGCTATCGACAAAGTTGATGGTGCGTTGCCTGCTGTGCGTGGACTTGAAGCGTCTGACACAGAAATGGATGAACTTG